CCGCTGCGGTAGCAGAAATTAAATCGCCTTTTGCATCTACTATTGCATTTTGAATTGCATTTGCATCATCGCTAGTAACCCATTTAAAATCCAAATCTGTATTGGAATTTTTAGCAAGCACTTGATCCGTAGTGCCACCCTTCAAATCAAGAAATGAAGTATCTATGCCGTTACCCAATGTCCGGATAGCGGCAGCTCCATCTTTAACTAAATCTGTATCGGCTGGGGTAGTCCATCCGAAATTACTTGTCGTTGGCATTTATTCTCCTTAGGCTACGATTGTAGCGTCTAGCCAGTATAAAGCTGGGTTAAGTGTATTCCAAGACTCAGTCGCAGGAACTGAATTCCATCTCATTGCTTGAAGGCTAAACGCCAAGGGCGAGACATTCATAGTTAAATCGAGTCGATTAAGGCTAGCTGTCCAAGTCCAACCCTCGACAAATCCTTGAAACTCGCCATTAACCATATTGGCTGGCAGGTTAATTAGATTAATCGGCATACCCATAAACACATTTAGCAGGGTATCTCGGTCGGCATCATCAATCTCTGGATTGGCCGTAGTAAAGGTTATCTGCCTTAGGGCAAATTGAGGATAAGCGCGGATAAGTAGATAGAAGGCTGCTTGGGCTTCCGCGTCAGCTTTATGCCTAAGGGTTGTCGATATTGTGTTGGCTAGTTGGCCGTAAAGCGATATAGAAGCTGCATCTTCATCGCTTACTTCTGCGTTGCCAATTCCATACCCTACTGTGATGGCATTGCGGACATCGCCAGTGCGCTTGACTATCGAGAGAGCTGGGCCGATGGCGTGATTGCCATCAAGATCAATATAACCATTAGTTGCTAGATATTGGCTGCGATGTGTGGAATCGGCATAACCAATTCGGCCTTGAGCATCCTCATATAAATAACCAAGTCCGCTAGTGGCATACCTAGAAGCTAAATTATAAACTGTGTCATTTAGCCCAGTTTCAGAGTGCAAGTCATAATCACCCGGAGTATCTATCTCGCCTAGTCCGCTATTTTCAGCATCTTCCCATTGGACTGCTGCGTCGTAGTCATTCCAAGTTTCGGCTGCTGGCACTTCGTTCCATTGGTCAAACAATACCCCGCTAAGTAATGTCTTGATGCGGTCTCCATCAAATTGATGAGCAAAGTTGCCAGTATAAACTGCTCTAGCAAGTCGCGCTAAAGCTCCTACTGCAAGAATTGTAATCTGCTGGCTGGTAGCCGTTGATCCTGAAGTTTTAACTGTAATACCTAAATCAGTAATAAAGCCGCCAAAAAGATTTACATAAGCGCCAGTAGAGTCTTTGACTTCTATTGTTACTGCATCATTTACTTCATAGGCAACTTGCGCTTCACCTGTCTCTATAAGAGTTAGATTGCAGTAACCAGCAATCGGCTGTTGGTAAATATCAGTGCGACCTGAGGTAATAGTTAAGCCGCTAAGGGTTGCCCCAGTAACAGTTGAGCCATTTACTTTAACTCGATAGACGGGACTCCAAAGGGTCATATTGTAAGAGTGTCAAGCGAGCCAGTCCTTTGCTGGCTTTCATTTAGAGCTTGAATTACTGATCTAGTAAAACCTTCAGAATCTATTGCAGATGGAGCATTTACATTTATTGTAATGCCTTGATTAGCAGAGTCTAATGCAGTGACTCCAGCTTTACGATTTGCAATGCGTTGGCGAATAGCATCTGTTTCTTGTTCTAGTTGCCTTCTTCTTGCAATTGCATCTAAATATTGTTGAGAAGGAACGAATGGAATTCTAGGAGCAAATGGATTGGTAAAATTATCTTCTGCGTCAATACTGCTACTAACGCCACCAACACCCGTAGTCCCACCGCCGCCGCCTCTAACAAAACTTGAAGTTTCAAAACCGGAATTGCTAAATGGATTAATTTTGCCAAGAAATTGACTTAAAGGATTATTCTTAATAAAATCGACAAACTTTTTATAGGCATCATATAGATCTTTAAAGAAATTAACCGCCTTACCTACAATATTTACCACCGCCGTAATGCCAGTTACTATGCCGCTAAAAGCTGATTTAAGCGCTCCAGTCATTATCGGCACAATATATTTATTCAAGAAATTCCAAAGAGCCGTAAATTCTTCTTTATTGTCGTCAATGGCTTTTGTCAAAGGTTTTAATTTATCTTGAATCGCTTGAACCGCTGGGCCTACTTTAGTATTAAAAGCATCTAGCAATTGAGTCAAGATAGGCAATAATCGAGCCCCTACCGATTCTTTAGCCTCATCAAAGGCAACCTGCATTCTTGCCATCTTGCCACTAAAAGTATCTGCCTGAACCGAAGCTTGGCCCTCAAAGGTTTCGGCTAGTGATTTAGTTACATCATCAAAGCTCATTGATTTTAACTCAGCAGCAGAAAGTCCTACGCCAAGACGCTGTAAGGAAGTGTTATTGCCATCATAAGCCTTAGCTAAAGCTACGCTTACTGTCTCTAAATCTTTACCAGAACCAGCAGCAATATCCAGAGCTAAAGTCTGTAATTTCTGCGCTGTTTCAACATCATTAGTCGCTCTTACTAGCTTTTCAAAAGAAGGTCTTAGTTTGTCATCGGCCACACCAGTAGCCAAAGACATCTTTAGGATTTGATCTTCTACAGCTTTTATCTGTTCTCTAGTAGCGCCAGTCGTATTTTCCAAAGTCTGAGCTAACTTAACTTGAGCTTTTTCATCTTCAATGGCTGCCTTAACGCCATCAATTAGCAACTTGCCAGCGTAAGCTGCTGCGGCTGCGGCTGCAACCGCAAAAGCGGCGGCAGCCTTTTTCCCAAATTCTCCTAGTTTGTTGCCAAAGCCTTCAACTTCTTTTTCACCTTGGCCAAGTTTTTTCTTTAGATCATCAACATCTGCAAGGATAGATAACTTCAGCGTTCTATTACCAGCCATTTGTTATCCCCATTTCTTTACAATTGCAGAAAAAGCTTCTTCCCATTTGCGCACTAATTCAGGCTGAATCTTGCGAAGTGTCGGGTAGATAAAGTAGCCAGAATTGCCGCGTCCTTGATTGGGAGTGCGTCTGGGGAACTGGCGATAGCGGTTACTTCCAAATTCAAGACCTGCCCAGAGCTTCTGCGTTGTTGCGCCACCAGAAAACCTCTGAGATGCAAAGCCATATGAGAATTCACCGATTTTGGATGACTTGCTGATGCGGACACCTTCGGCAACTCTCCGAACACCAGCACCCGAGACTGTTCGTCCCAGCGCGGTGACTTTAATTTGATTGGCTGCGTAGGTTGCAATTGCATTGCTTTCGGTTCTAGCTTCTTGGATTGCTTGCTCATCCATTGCTTTAAAGGCGCTGAGAATACCGCGTAGCTCGCTACGATCATAAGTAATCGGATCACTTGCCACCATTTCTCTCCTTTAGTATTTCCAAGGCTGTCAAGACATCTTCGGCATCATCCCAATATTGTTTAGGAATCCGCGTCTCAATTGCCAGAAGCGTTAGAAGATAGTTTAGGCTTCCAGCGCTGTGGCTTTTGGGTTTTCATTCACCACATCAATGTCTGCAACTGTCTCCATCCATACTTCGAAAGATTTAACTGGCTTTCCAGCCGCTTCGCGTTTCATTGCGTTATATGCAAGGAACATAATGTCCCAGACACCGCCTAATTCGCCAATCGTCTTGCCAGTTGCTTTCTCCCATTTGGCATACTCGGGCGGTTGAGCAACATAAGTTACTTCCTCGCCCGAGTTATATTCAATTTTTATTTGTGATTTCATAGCTCCCGATGCTCCGATCTCTTAGGTAAAGGACTCCGCTGGTTGTCCAACAACTGTCATCGTCCAAGTGTCGGTGAGTGCTCCCGGAGCAGCTCCACCAGCAGTTGGGAAGATTGGCAGAACATTGAATGTAAAAGTTGCGCCTGATGCAGCTGTGAATACTGTTGAAATTGTCGTATTTGGTGCTGATTCTGCAACGCCCCAAATAATTTCAAATAGAGAGCCAGTCGCTCCCCAATCCTGCAATAGTTCAAGTGTAAAAGTCCATTGCTTATCTACGGACTTATAAGCGCGACCATCAAGGGTTTGATAAGTCTCGATAATTGTTTCGCAGCTTAAAACTGCAGAAGTAGTTTGAGCATCGAAGTTGTTACCACCAATGGTAAAACTAACATCGCGCCCAGTTATTACTGTTGTTGGCATTTAGGTCTCCTATGCGGTTTGCTCGTAGCGGACGCTCAAGCGTATATCTGAAACTAACAGGGTAGTAGTTCCAACTTCGGTTACCGAAGGTCTTTCGACTATTGATAACTCATACTTGGAAGCATTTAGTGCTCCAAGAATACTAATGACCATTTGCTCTAAGTTATCTAAAGCAGCGGCATTGCTGAAATACGCAACGCAAGCAGTTATGGTGTAATTTAATTTAACGCGAGTTGTGGATTTGCCTAAGACTTCAAGCTCCATATAGGGCGAGTCTGGAATGACAATAATTGCTGGAACAATAGGTGCTTCTGGAACTGAGTCATAAATGTTAGCGGTGCAGCCAG